ATTATCATTCCTAATATCGTTATCGCTATCCCGGCGACGAGCCCTGTGAAAAAGGTTTTAACGGGGTTCGAACGCTGTTTTAATTCCGCTTCGTATAGGTCGGCCATGCCTTCATAGCGCTCGCGCCATACCGAGGAGGATTTCTCGTAATACTCACACTGTCGCTGCAGGCTGTCGCAAGAGGCATGCACAATAATCGTATCTCCCTTGCGGTTAACCGCCACATTCGTCCGGCCGCTCCGTCCGCCGTACGATGCCGTCGGAGGTAGTTTCATCAGGCTGTCCGCCGGTATGACCAGCCTAATCTCCGACCCCGGGACCGTTTCCGTCCGTATCCGGAGGACTTCGCTGGTCGAACTGTCCGACCGGGTCAGTTCCTCCCGGATCTTCTCCTGCGTTGCCTTTCGGGTGCTCGTGCAGGCGGTTAAGCACAGGACAAGTATCGCGATGTTTGCAACTGTTAGCGGTATCGATGGCTTTGCGAAGGCGAGCCATCTCACGCGTGTTACGTGCCAACTCTTTCTTTGTCTCGTTAAACTCATCTTTCAAAGGTTTTACGATGTTCTCCATCAATATGCGGGTGGCGTGCTCAGCGTTGTCTATTCGCACCGCCTCGGCCTCCGCTTTCGCCATTTCAGCTTCGGAACTGGCCTTGCGGACGGTAGACTTTAAGGTCAACAGGCCGATAATGGTTGCCAGCAAACCGCCACCCAGTGCGATGTTCAAAAATTCACTGAGCTCCATAGGACTACCTGTTTATGACTTGCTTCCCGACTTTTTAGCGATAAGGCCGATAAGCCATTGAACCAGTCCCGTGTCCGCAATCCCGTTCGCCACGAAGGAGGCTCCTAAACCGTAAAGCAGGGCGATATACCATTGGACGTCCGATACGAATCCGGCATCAAGCCACCATAGCAACATGGCGGCCGCCATACCGACACACCAACTGACAAGCTGGGTAAGCAGTCCGTTCATCTTGGGAAACAGGGCTTTGATACCTTCCGTCAGCAATACCACACAACCGGCAAATCCGGCAAAAGTGGCGATCATGCTGTCATAATCTGTACCGGTGGATACATCGCCCGTTTGGGCAAATGCGGCTGATACAAACACGAGTATCAGCATGAAAAAACAAATCAACTTTTTCATTTCATTCTTCTTTTTATGGGTTTATTC